GCCTGCTCCTGGTCGTCGGAGTTCTCCCATTCGGGCGCGAAGAGCTCGACATAGCGCTCGGTGCGCCCGTTGATCATCCGCTGCACGATCAGCCAGACCTCGTCGCGCGCATCGTTGGGATCCGGGATCGAGCAGACCGACCGCACGATCGGCGGCCGGCGCCGCGCGGCATCCTGGAAGCCGCCGAGGATCTGGCGCGACCAGCCTATCTTCTGCTCGTCGCGGTCATAGGTGAGGACCGGGAGCTGGCCGTCGCCACGGGTCATCCAGACCCAGCCCTCCGGCTCCGATTGGAAGGCGAGCTGGCCGAACTCCAGCCGCCCGATATGGCCGGAGAGGATGGAAAGATCGCCGGCGTTGAAGCCGTCGATCTCGTAGGTGTAGTTGAGGTTGCGGATCTTGCGGCGCTTGCGCTGCACGAAGATCACGTCCTTGCCGGTGCGGACCGGCTGCGCGCCCTCATAGGAGCCGTAGGTGGTGGCGCGGGTCGCCTTTACGTTGGTCGGCGTCAGCGCGCCGTTCAAGGTGTTGGCGCGCAACACCCATTCGCCGCCTTTCGTTCCGACGAGCAGCCCCTTCTCGTCGTCCTTCATCCAGAGCACGTTGTTGACGTCGCCGGAATCCAGCGGATAAGCGACGGCATGGTCGTCGGCGACCACGCCCGCCGTCGACGACGGCGAGAAGGTTTCGTAGTTCGACGACATCGAGCCGTCGACCCTTGTCGGCGCCAGGGGACAGCCGCCCCAGAACAGGCGCCCCTCGTAGAAGGTGACGGAGGCCGGATAGCCGCCGCCCTGGCTGTAGAGACCGAGGCGCCAGGCGCTCGATGCCGCGGTGCCGCCGAAATTGCCGAGCACGTCCGCGGTGACCGAGACCGCGGAGGCATAGGCGGTGATCTTGGCATAGCCCCAGGTGCTGGAATGCTGGATCCGGATCAGGCGGCCGAGGTCGGTCGGCTCGAAGATATGCGGCCTCGCCGTGCCGCCGCTCACATAGGCATTGGTGAAGGCCGAGCCGTTGAGATCATAGGCATTGGCGTTGACCCGACTGACGGTCCAGGTGCCGTTGGCCTCGGTCGCGCCGGTGACGCCGGTGATGTCGATCTTGTCGCCGGTCTTCCAGCCGTGATTGGCCGAGGTGATGCGGATCGCGCCCGCGCCGTTGTTGGCGGCGCCGGTGATCGCCACCGAGAGCGCGGAGGAGATGGTGATCCCTGCGCCGCTCGCCGCCGAGGGGGTCAGCGTGGCCTGCGCCGCGTTGACCGGCAGATAAGGTCCGTCCTGGAAGTCGATCTGCGACAGCACCCAGTTGGTGGCGCCGTAACGCTGCAACTTGCGCGGCACGTATTCGGTGTGCGCGATGTAGAGGATGTCGGCGGACTGCGCGAATTTGAGCTGGGCGAGGTCGCCTTCCTGATAGGTGGTGGCGAGGGTGTAGACCCGCGCCGCGGTGCCGCCCGAGAGATAGGCGGCGTAGAGCGTGCCGTCGATCGGGCTGCCGTGCTGGTCGGTGAGCTCCAGCGTGTTGGTGGTCTTGTTGGCGACCCGGAAGCGCCGGCCGTTGAGCTGCGCCATGCCGGCGATGCCGGAGATCTCGATATCGTCACCGTTGTTGAAGCCATGGGCGGCGACGGTCAGCACCACCGGATTGGCCTGGGTGGCGGCGGTGATCGTCTTCGCCGCCTCGAGCAGCGGGCCGTCGTTGCGGTAGAAGCGCACGTAGAGATGGCCGAACTCCAGCACATAGGCCTGCTCGGTCGAATACTCGAAGCGCACCAGCAGCGCCTCCTTGTCCGGATAGCGGGCCGAGGCGATGAAGGACGTGCCCGGCCGGCGCGAGGCGGGACCGACGACACGCGGCAGGAAGTTCTCCAGGATCCGGCAGGCGAAGCCGTAGCGCGAGAGATCGGTGCGGCCCTCGGTGATCGGCGCGAACTCGCCGGCATCGAAGGCGTTGAAATTGGGAGAGGCTCTAACCATACGATTCCTTCGCCCTGGAGGGTCAGCCCTCGGTGGTGAGGATGGGAAACTGGATCGACTGGCCGCGGGATTGCAGGAAGGAGAAGGCCGGATAGGGCTCCGGCTGCTTCTGCTGGCCGTTGATCCGCTTGGCGCGGGCGAGCGCGATCGCCAGGGCCTGTGCCGCATCCTGCTTCTTGGTGTTGGACTGGGTCAGGTCCTCGGCTAGGTCATAGGCGAGCCAGCGCGCCAGCGCCTCGACCGCATGCGGCGGCAGCCGGCCGGCATCGGTCACGTCATAGAGATAGAGAATGTCCAGCGGCGCCGACGCATCGCTCAGTATCCATTGCGAGCCGGTGGCGTCGGCCTCCAGGCTGAAATCCGGACCGTTCCGCACGGCGAGCAGGCGGAGGAAATCCGCCGGCACCGGGAACCCGCGGGCAAAGCCCCAGACCGGGGGCACGGCGGAGGCCGGCAGCGAGGCGCGCTTCTTGGCGAAATGCCAGGGGTGATCGCAGAGGAAGGTGCGGCGGGTGATGTCGTAGACGCGCCGCAGCGCCTTCGCCGCCTTGGTGTCGTCGTCGATCGAGACGATCGGCGCATCCCCCAGGCATTCGAGCGCCCGGTTGCAGATCGAAGTCTGTGAGGCCATTTCCGAATCCCCGGGGGTTGCCGTTACTGCGCGAAAGGAGTCGCGCGGGTGTTCACGATGAAGTCGCGGAGCTTGTCCAAGCTGTCGAGCAGCTCCTTGCGGGTGGTGCCGACGGTGTCGTTCACCGCGAGCTCGATCTGCCGCCCGGTCGTGCTGGTGCCGGACGCCACGTCCGCAGTCTGCTGGCCGCGGTTAATGCCGATGAACTGGATCGCCATGGCGTCACCACGAGAACACGCCCTGGAGGGCGAGCGTGCCGGAGGCCGAGAGGCCCGCGGTCAAGGTGAGCGCGACGTCGTATTCCAGGTTGGGATCGGCGGTGAGGCCGAGCAGCTCCCAGATCCGCTTCTCGACATTGGCGACGTCATCCGCCTCGAAGCGAAGCTGGATGCCGGTCGCATTGGCGCTCGCGACCGACTGCGCGGTGGCGAAGAGCGACGCATTCACCACCGCGCCGCCATCGGCCGCCGCGCGATAGAGGCCGAGGTCCGCGGCGCCGCCGGTCAGCGCGTCGCAGAACAGCGTGAGCGAGACCGGCCGCATCCAGGAGCCGACGCGGAAGAAGCGATAGGTGGAGCCGATGGAATCGCCGTTCACCGCCTCGACGGTGCCGGCGAACTGCTTGGAGTTGCCGCCATGCACCCAGGGATTGGCGCGCAGGATCGGCGTCGCATCTAGATTGGTGATGGAGACGGTCTTATAGGCGTTGACAGGCATGTTTCTCCTTTCGCCGGAATGGCACCGGGCTTACGAAGCAGAGGGTTGCAGAGAGGGTGGTTTCGGGCGCCGATCAGCGGCACCAGACGCGCACGACCTTCTTCTCCTCGATGCGGGTCGCGCCGATCATCATGTCCATGTAGATCTGCCAGGGCTGGAGCTTGAGATCGGTACGCTGGGTGATGTTGGTGGTCTGATCGATCCAGACGCCGAGATGCATGCCGGAATTGACCCAGAACGGAATGCCCGTGCTGGTGCCGGCGAGATCGTCGGTGCCCTGGCAGATGCCGGTCACTTCCTCGGTCAGCACGAAGTTGATGCCCATGAAGCGGCGGATCCGTCCCTCTTCGAGCACCGGCTTGGTCTGGTAGTCCATCGAGGTGACCTGGATCTCGCCCAGAAGCGAGTCATGCGCCTTGGCGTTCAAGGCGCCGGTGATCTGCTCGCGATCGAGATCGACGTTGTTCTGCAGGAAGGTCTTCACCACCTCGCGCAGCTTGGCGACGGTCAGGTTGGTCGGCGCCGATGCGCCCTGGCTCACCGAGACGTTCTGCCCGCCGACGGTGGTGAGCGTGGTGCCGAAGGCGACCGAGCCGGCCGCCAGCTCGCCGGTCTTCGCGGTCGAGAAGAAGGCGCCGAGGATGACATCGTCCTTCGCACGGCCCATCGCATTGGCGGCGTTCATGACGAGCAACGGCTTCGGGTCGCCGAGCATCTGCAGCTCGTCGAACTTGTCCACGAGCTGGGCGTGTTCATAGGGCAGCGGGAAGACCCAGCGGCGATCGAAGGTCGCATCCTGCCGGTCGATCGGCGTGAAGCGTTCGGTCACCGGCACCGCGGCGGTCGGCGCCA